ATCGACAGCTTGAATAATAAAAGTTTCTTTTTCATTTAAGTTTTCAATACTTGTAGATTTTCCTGTTCCACTTTCTCCAAGAATCATTATCATATTTGCCATATTTATCACTTCCTAATTAATGAAATTAATTTTCCTATAAGTTTCTTTGTTGCTACTATATCTTCTAAACTATCGTGAGCTTTTAACTCAATTCCAAAATGTTTACACCAAGTTTCAAGTTTATTATTTTCTAGAACTGGTAATACTTCAGCTATTTGTAATAATCTAATTGAGTACAAGGGATCTAACATAGAAGAATCTAAATAGCTAAATAAGAAATTATTTCCATGTCTTTGAAAAAATGCTTTCAATATGTCAACATCAAACCTTACGTTGTATCCAGCAACAATAAATTTGTCTGTTCTATCATACTTATCTATATACTTATCAAGAAGATTTATAAATTGTTTGTAAACTTCTTTTTCTTCAACATATTTATCTGTTTTTAGCTCCTCTAATGTTCTTCCTTGAACTTCTAAAGCTTTTTCAGTTACTTCTGAATTTTCAAAAGGTTTTATGTAAAAATTAAATTTTTCTACATCTTTTTTATCAATTCTTATTATTCCTGAAAGTTGTATTAGTGCAGCTTTTTCTGGATTAACTCCACCTGTTTCTGTATCTATAAAAATTATCTTATTCATTTATCCTCCTTACTTTATATTTAAACTATTCTTTTCTACTATATTTGCACCTTGAACATTTTCTCCAGCTTCAATAGCTTTCTTAATTTCAGTTTTTGAGATTTTTTCTTTTGTTTCTATCTCAATAAACTTTTTATCTATTAAACTCTCATCATAGATATTTACTGATTTTGATTTTCTTAAACTTAGGTTTCCAAGTTCTGTTTCTATTTTAGTAATTCCCATCATTTCCATATTTCTAACTATGTATTCTTTTCTACTATTTATTTGATTAGAAATAGATTTTTTTAAAGCTTGAAGTCTTTTTATTTCTTCATCAACTCCATTTAACATCGCTTCAGAGTTTTTAAAAGATTTAATTATTCCTGCTCCTTTTGTTTGCAATTGTAATTTTAATTCTTGTTCTAAAATATCAATCACACCATCATCTTTAACTTCTCCAGTTTCTTCATCTATGCAACTTAAAAATAATTCATCTAAAACTCTCATTTCACTTGTTATTTCATATAATTTCATTATTCTTCCTCCCATTCTAAATCATCATAAGCATATCTAACTGCTCTATCTATAATTTCTTGTCTTGATAAACCACTTTCTTCAACCATTTCATCAACATATTCAAGAGTAGAATTTCTAACTCTTATAACTTCTGTAGTTCTTCCTGCAACTCTTTTTTCTCTTCTCTTTGGTAATGTAAACATACTCTAACTCCTCTCTTTATCTAATCATCGTTAAAGGCATAACAATGTAGCCAATATTGTTTTTACTAAACTTAACAGCACAATTACTATTTTTTCCTATTGCTAAATCAAACTTACCATTTTTAGTCCATTTGAACCACAAGTCTAAGTATTTACAGTCTAAATCGGTTACTAAACTTGTTCTATCATTCACTAGCTCCAGTATTTCTAAAACTAACTTAGAATCCTCATTTGGATAAGCTTCAACAGTTACTTTTCCACTTTCAAACTTAAAGTATTTTTTGTAACGCTCTTGTCCAGCTGGAGTTTTTAACATCTTCCAAACTACATTTTCAGCAAAATTAATTGATGGAAATGCTTCAGTATAAGTTTCATAATCTAATCCTTCTCTAACTGTAGCAATATTTGGAACTTTCACATCTTTCATAGGCTCATATTCTGTTACTTCAACACCTACTTGAATTGCAAGTTTCCCATCTTTAAGTACTGCTAAAGATTTAGCTTTTTTCAATCCATCTAGTACATCGTACATAAGAGGAGTAGCTGTATTGGTTCCAGGTAATTCTTCATTTTCATCTTTCACTGTCAAGAGTCTATAAGTATCAGTAAACCCTGCGTATTTACCACAAACTATCAATCCTTTAAGTTCTCCACTTTTAGCAATGCTAGCAAAATGATTTAAAACTTTTATATCATCTTTTCCCAAAACTAGAACTTGTTTCCCTTCATTTTTAGAATTGTATTCAGTTATATTCATTTCTTCTCCTTCCAGTCCATTTTTAATCACCCACATACATTCCATCTCTATGAGAAATTAAACTTGGCATTTGTGCAGTTTCTTCAGGTGCTTTCAACTCAATGAAATTTAAAACTGTCGCATATCCCCTTGTCAATCTCACATCTATGATAAAATCATTTCCTTTTATAATTAATCCAGGATCTATAAGTTCTCGTGTTGGATCATAGTCTATATTGGCTGCACACTTATAGAAGTTGTAAGTATCTATTCTATATTTGCCTTTAATAAAAACCTCTGTTACATCAGCATAACTTCTATTATTATTTTGAAGTTCACTCAACACGAAATTGAGTAAATTAATAGTAATCATATTTCCTCCTTGAATTTTTAATGAATTTGAGATATAATCTAGGTGAAATATTACCTAGATATTTTTTCTTGAGACATCTGATTCGGTTTGGTCACCAGGTTCAGATGTTTTTCTTTTGTATGCTGCTAATATGCTAGCTATTACCAACGCTAGTTTCTTCATAGCTCTTCTCCCTTATGCTTATCAAACCAATCAGGGAGTTTTTCTTTGATTACTAAGTGTTTAACCCCTATTTTTATGTAAGGGAAATCTGAGTATTCTCTTGCAATTTGTTTCAATTTTGCTAAACCAATTCCTGTGATTTTTGCTGTTTCTGGCATTGTTAACATCATCTTTTCTGACATCTTAATCTCTCCTTTCTAATTAATTTTTGCTGTCAATTGAGCAACGATATTCATTAGAGCATTTTCATAGTATGTAAAATTGTTGCATCTAACATTATCAGATTTAAAACTTATAATCTCATTGCCGTCAGCATCTATGAAATGTTTTATTTCTGGAGTTATCAAAACTCGACAGATATCATCTCCTTTATTCATAACTACATACCCTAGATACTCATTGGTTATATTGTTAAAAGTTATAACTATTTTGTGATTTTTGAAGATGATTTCTTTTACAGACAGCTTTCCTTTTACAATTTTCATTCTGCACCTCTCCAAAATAATTCTTTAATTTCTTCTATCAAGTCTTCCAATATACCTAAAAACCATAAGGTCTTATACTTTATAACTTTAATAATATTAGCTTTTTTGAACTTTTTATTTTTCATTATTAGCCTCCATTTTTTGATATACTTCCATTACTGCTACTACATCTTTTAATTTTGCAGTAGCAGGAAATGGTATTATTTTTATTAATCTTAAAAATTCATTTCTATGTACTCCCATTTTCATATCCTCCCTTAATTTTTTAATGTTTTGGATGTCCCATACCCTTAAAAATCTTTTCTAATTGTTTCATAGCTTCATTAGTTTTTGGATGATTAGATTTTTCTAAAATTTCTTTTGTTTCGTAATACCATTTTTGCCCAGCTTCAATTACTGCATAATGGCTGTAATCGATTCCTAATAGATTTAATTGAACTTTCCCATCTAGCTCTACTAGAGCAAATATAATCTTTGCTTCATGATTTTTAAAATATAAATCTTCCATATGCCACACTCCTTTTATTCCCTCCACTATGTTATAATTTTTTAGGGAGGTGATTATTATGAAAAAAGATATTGATTTTGATAAAATCTCAGAAGAAGTCTTAGCTGAGTTTTTAGCTTCTATAAAAACTGATAGTGAAGCAGCTAAAATGCAAATAGAAAGTATAGCTATGATTTCTTCTAAGATTTGCTCTTTAATGTTTGCAAAGTATCATCAAGAGCTTTTGAAAGATTAAGTCTTCTTAATTTTTCTTTCTCTTCAATTTTCAACTCTAAACTATATACAGTAGTTTGGAGTTGTTTTTTTATTTGCTTTCTTATATATCTTTTATATTTTCTTGATTTTTGTTTCATACTTCTCCTTTTTGATTACCAAGGCTCAAATAAGCTACATAGTTGATTACCATCACAATCGCTATAGATGCAGTCAGCACATGTATAACCTCTCCTAGGATATCCATTGGCATATTCATCATCTGTTCTATCATCATTTTCCATTTCATCTTCTAGATCTTCGTTTTCTAATTCATTTTCATAATCTTTGTTCATGATGCCTCCTTAATCTATTTCAAAAAATATTTCATCTAAAATTTCTTCAGGATATGTGTTTATTAGCCCATATCTACTATCCACAACCTTACCAACTAAAACATTTCTTTCCTTACATAACTTTGTTGCTTTTCTTCCTACAACACTACTGTTATATTCATCAGGTCTTATCCCTTTCATATTTGCATAAGCTATAACTGTTAATTGATTACTTGTTATTGTTCTTCTGCAATTATGTTCTAGTCTTCTTACTCCTTGTTCTACTGCTTCTACTCTGCTATCCATTTCAACTAAGATTTGAGCTTGTGCTAATAGCTGTTGTACTGGAGATAAAACTTTAGCAGGTTGACTAACCTTTTCTATCAGCTTAAATCTAACTACCGCATCATATCTTGCTGCTAACTGTAAAACTCCTTCTCTTGTTAAGATATACATTGGTAAAGTTCTTCCAGTTCTGTCTTGATATTCACTCGGCACAAAAATGTGCTCAGTAAAAATTCTTTGAGATTCAAGCTTTTCTATCTCATCTCTTATATCTCTCAGAATACTTTTATGCTCCTTACCTGTTATTTCTGCAACTTCTAATGAAGTCATTTGTGTTACTGTTGCTAATTGCATTTAAATCACCTCTCCTTTTTAATTTTTATTTCTTACATATTTTTTTGTTACCTATTAGGATATTTTTTTTACAAAAAAAATTGGAGTAGGATCATCTATCATTAGCACTTCCATTATTTTAAATATCTCATTTGAATTAAATATTTTTTTTTGTAATTTATTACTGAATGTGCGAGTAGACATTCCTATTGCCCCTGCTTGTTTTTCTTTTGTATCATATCCTTTTTCAACAAACTTTCCCTTTAATTTGTTTATATCAATCATATTTCACCTCCACTTCAAATATTACCTATCAGGTTACGATAATAATAACATTTATTTTTTTTCTTGTCAATACCTATTAGGAAAATTTTTTACAATATCAGAAAATTTTTGTTGCATTTTAGGAAAAAATATTCTATAATAAAGAAAAAATAAGGAGGTAAAATTTATGGAAAACAAAATATCTAGAAAAAAAAATCCACCTACAAAAAAAGAAATAGAATTAGCTAATAGACTTCGTTCTAAAAGATTAGAAAATAATTTATCACTTCAAGAGGTTGCAGATAAACTAGGAATTTCAAAAGTAACTGTTTCTAGATATGAAACCTTAGATATTACCAATATACCTAGTGATAAGATAGAAGGAATGGCTAAATTATATAATACAACCCCTGCTTATCTAATGGGGTGGGAAGACGAAAGAGTTTTTAGAAACCAAGTAGTTCATGGTGTAGATATCCCAGCAGAAAAGAAAATAAACTTTATAAAGAATATTGCTAAGAAATTGAATGAAGGATATTCTATAGATGAAATAGCTAAAATACTTTCTTTTCCAAATATAGATAAATTTTTAAATGACACTATTTTTGAAAAAGATTTATTGGAAATGGCTAAAAATGATACTGGGGTATTTAATAGTTTAGCAGATACTGTTGTACTTTTAACAAAACAAGCTTTTAAAAAAGCAGGATTAACTTTTGATTCTGAAGATGAAGAAATTAATAGGGAAACTTTTGAAGATGTTGTTAATAGAAAAAATATGTCTGAAATATTAGAAAAAGAAATAAGTAAATATAATAAAAGAGAAATCTATGATTTTTACATAAACGAAAATCTTGCTGGAGATGTTAAATATAAAAATAAAAAAATATCTATAATAATGGGAGACCCAAAAGATAAATCTACTTTTAAAGAATTAGACTTAAATAGCGATGAAAATATAAAACTTTCTAATGTCATTTCTCTTATTCAGTTAGCTTTAGAAAAAGTAGAATTAAGTAATAAAGGACGTGTTGGATTGGAAAATTTAATAGGTGAGATTATAAAATATGATTTTGCTTCTCGAGAGAATACAATTTTAAAAGTTACACCTAAAAAATATGATATTTCTCAACCAGATATTTCAGATTCAATAAACAGTAGTGGTCTTGCCGCATTTTCAGGTAATATTAAGAGGGTTAAGAAATGATAGACTTTGCTACTTTTTTAGGGATGGAACTTACAAATCTTTTTAAAAAAGATATAGAGAAATGTGTAAGTAGTTTTGGAATAAAACTTGAAGGTTTAAATAAAACTAAGCTGAAGAAAAAAATTAAAGAACTAAACTCTAATAATTATTTATCTTTCAATTCTTTAAAAGAAGATGAAACCTCTTTTATATATAAAGAGGGAGTTTTATTTACTATATATTATAATTCAAATCTTTTTGAAAAAAATTCTTATGATTGGAAATTCATGATTGCCCATGAACTAGCACATTATTTATTTTGGAATGTACAAAGATACGAAAATTATGTAGACTTAGATGCATTGCCAACTCCACCAGGATTAGATAAAAAAATAAAAGCTTGTTATAGTCATGCACAAGATGTCAGAGATAATATGGTTATTTGTGAAAATAATTGGATATTACCTTATGATATTGAGATTTTAGCTGACACATTTGCAATGGCATTTATTCTTACAAGAGTAGTAGAATATATATGGGATGAAGAAAAATGTGAAAGTGTTACTGTAAATGTAGATACTCATGAAGAAGAAGAGCTAGCTGATCTAGACATTGTTGAAAGAGTAGTGGATAAAAGACCTTTAAAAATGATGAAATTAAAAAATAGAATACTTAATTTAAATAAACGTTTTAAACCCACACTTCATAAAATTAGGGACTATGAAATTCTTAAATTTCCTATTTCCAAACTAATTGAAAATGCTGAAGATAAAGGAAAATTATTTTTTCAGACAGATCTTTATAAAATTTATTCTCATGTAGATATTAAATGGTTAAGAAACATTATAAAAAAATTAGAAAATGATGGATATATTTACAGGATAAAAAAAGGAAATACATACATTTTAAAAATCAATAGGGAGAGTGAAGAAAATTGGATTTAGCTAAACTTTTGGTAGATAAAAGTATTGAGGCTTTTATAATGGGTTTAGAAATTTATAATAAACCAACTATTAAATATAGAGTTGAAGGATTTAGCTTTTTTATATGCAATGCTTGGGAACTAATGTTAAAAGCAGAATTATTAAATCAAAAGAAAAGTATTTACTTTTCTGATAAACCAGATAGAACTATAAGTCTTGAATTAGCTGTAAAAAAGATTTATCCTGATGAAAATACAAGAATTCGGTTAAATTTAATAAAAATAATTGATTTAAGAAACATTAGTACACATTTTATCACAGAAGATTATGAGGTAAAATATGCACCTTTATTTCAAGCTTGTGTTTTAAATTTTATTTCTGAAATGAACAGATTTCATAAAAGAGACATTACAGAATATATTGCTCAAAACTTTTTAACTATTTCTGCAAATTATGAACCATTAACAAATGAAGAAATAAAAATTAAATACCCTCCTGAAATAGCTGAAAAATTTATCAAACAAGCAAATGAAATAGATGTTTTAAGTGATGAATATAATTCAGATAAATTTGCAATTAATATCAGGCAAAATCTTTACATTACAAAAAGTAAAGATAATGCTGACTTTATTGTAAGTATTAGCAATCATTCTCAAAATAAGGTAGCTGTTATTAAGGATTTGAAAGATCCTTCTGATACACACAAATATTCTTTTGCTAATGTTATTACAGCAGTCCAAGAAAGAATAAAAAAATTAAATATAAAACTAGGTTATCAAAAAGGTTTTAACTCACATGTACTTTCTTTGATAATTAATTTTTATAACATAAAAGGTGATAATAAGTATTCTTATAAGCACATACTAGGAAATAATGAAAGCTATACTTATTCACAACAATTTATTGAATTTATTATTGTAGAAATCAAAAAAAATCCTAAAAAGTTTGTAGAAAGTTTAAAGAAATAAAAAAAGATAACCCCAGGCACATAGGAATGCTCAGTATAATTAAATACCTACCCCTTTCTGGGACCCAGCGTTAATCCTTCACAAGTTATCTTTGTTAATTTATAATAACATTTTTTTTGAAAAAATGCAACAAATTTTAGATAACCAATTAAAAAAGCCTCTCAGTTGCTACCAACAACTAAAAGGCTTCAAGAGTGTGGTACTCTTCTATATCATCTGTTTAGATTATAACACACTCTTGCTTTTTATGCAATTTGAAAGGAGAGTGATTTTGTATGGCAGGTAGAAAAGCCAATGGAG